TTAATTAAGAAAAAACCCGGCCACCCGGGCAGACACCCCTCAAACCCTTGGGCCCCAACGGTTTCAGCTGGCCACCCTGGGTGGGCAGAGGGTGGGCAGCTGGCCACTTTTGGCCACTTTTTTGCAATTTTCGACCCGAAAAATTAAAATTTGATTAGAAAATTGTGAACAAATTGTTAACAAAATCGCCCAAAAACCGCTTCTGCCCACCCTCTGCCCACCCTCTGCCCACTTTTGGGTGGGCAGCAAAATGGCCAATTTTTACAGGGTTTTTGACGCAATTTCTCACAAATTTTCACAAAATATCAGTCCGTTTTCTCTTCATTTTTGTCTGAATTTCCATCTGAATTTTCACCAGATTTTCCACCATTTTTCATTGACTCAGCCATCGAAGCCATCGACTTCAGTGCCTCAAGTGCACCTTCAGTGGCCTTCTTAGCCTCCCGATTTTTGGCATCAAACCACACTCCAATGAGTGCAGAACCGGCCAAAACAGTCGCCAAACAGAACACAATGGCAACAAAAATAACGGATAAACACCATACAAAACCGTTCATAACTCGCAAAATCTCCTCTCAAATCGTCGAAAATTCGTTATTTTGCCTTCAAAATATCAGTCAGAACCCTCAATGATGAGCACATTTACCGGGCTTGTCTTGAAGATTCGGCCATTTTTAGACTTCACAACCATCCAATTATCGCCGCCAATGCTATAATCGGCCACACTAAATGCATAAGTCTTATCTCCAAAGTACACATAGCAGGTCGATTTTGGCTGATTTTTGTCTTCGGGGTCACCAACAAACAGAGTTCCATCCCGCACAGTGCCACGCCAATTGCATCCACTCAGCAAAAATATCATAAAACACATGATCACAATGCACAAAATACGCTTTAGCATCCAAAAATCACTCCTTAAAAGTCGCTGTAATGCCATATTTCTCCCAAATATCATCAAAAAGTACCGGAATTTTGTCATGAAGCTCCTCCAAAAGGTCAATCATGATACAACGAATGTCCGGATGAGCGTCAGGAGCGCACCGCAAACTGAGAATATGACGCCATTCACGCCAATTTGCAGTCACAACAACCTCAGTTTTGAGTGAATTCGGCAGCACTGACCTGGCCATCTGCGGAGAAACACCCATTTTAATGAGCTTCATATAGGATTCTTCACATTTTTTCATGGTTTCGACCCAGCAATTCCATGCTTCATCCTCCATAAAATCACTTTTATACAAGGTTGGCATCACAAAAGTCAATTCATTCCCAAATTTATCCTTCGAGTAGTTGCAATACCGGGTCGATTCCTGGGCAAATGACGCCATTCTGTGCCTTACAAGCTCATGTGACACTCCTCTATCACACACAAAACGAACTGTAAGTCCACCATGTTCAAGCATCGCCTCGTGCCCAGACTTTATCAAACCGGCCACCATCTTCCTTGCTGAAGAGCCATCCTCAGTAATTTTGTCTTCAGACTTGTAGCAGGTCCTCGCAGCACACTCGATTTTCTTCAATTCTTCGATTCCGTCGACGCTAATCGAGTCCAAAATCTCGTAACCAGCCTCAATTGCCTTCATAAATATATCATCCTTCCTATATTTTGGCTACAAAAGGGTCAAAAAAGAAGAGAGATTGGGCCATAAAGCGACCCAACCCCTCTAAACCAACAAGAATATCAGTTGAGAGCCTCCACAATATTCTTGTAGATCTCGCCAACCTTGGACATCTCGTCGCCAAGCTCTTCCTCAAGCTTATCAGACAGCTTCTCGGTCGTAGCCTTGACCACGTCCTCGATGATGTCATCCTTGGAGATGTCCGCGACTTCCTTGGCCATCTTGACTGCCACAGCATCCGTTACTTTGGCCATAGACGCCTCTACAGCGGCCTTAACCTTAGCCCGGATCTCTGCCTTAGTCTCTGCGAAAACGCTCTGTGTGGCGCTGTAAACGGCCTTATCAGCGGCTTCCTTAGTCGCCTTATTGACCGCGTTCTCCACCACACGCTCGTTTACATTGATGTTGGCAATGCGCTTCACGTGGGCGTTTGCTTCGGATATCAATGCCTTGCAAGCCTGAGTATCCTTCCAGCAATAGTAGCAGCCGAGACCCGCAAAGACTGTCGATCCAATGGCGATACCAAGCCACATCTTCAGCTTGCGATTTTCCTCTTCAAGCTCAGTCTCGCTCTTCTGAGCAGCAGCTGCTTCCTTAGCCTTGCGGGAATCATAGTAATTCTGGTAATTCATAGTTATTTCCTCCTTAAAGTCGTTTACTATATTCAATCGCTTCCTGACGATTCAGAAAGAAATGAATTCCACTAGCGCATTCGGACCAACGATCTTCATTGAAAGACTCTTCCGGTTCAACGATCTTGCCAACTTCGTAATTGAAACCCCGGTTCCAATATGAATGGATTCCATAGTAGAACTTCCTGTCAAGCATATGCCCGTCAAGGTCGTAAAACCCAAGAACTTCAGCTTTAGACGCACGACACTTACGTCCGAATCCAGACGATCGTTTGGCATCAGCAGGGATTAAAAGCTTGGCAAGTACTGGTGTATGACGCACCCCATCAACGAAATCTTCAGTGGAAGCTAATACAACCTTCCATGCAACAAACTCACCTTCTTCAGGACATATCATTGGAATATAAGGCATATTTTTGAGATCGCTTGCACGACACCCAGTAAAGTCTGTATGGTCGTTGATCATGGCGTTTTCGAAATTGGTATAGCAAATATTGGCACTAATGAACAATACTGAACCAAGATTTGCGCCAAAGAAGTTACAGTCACATATCTTTGCACCGACGAATCCAGCACTATGAAGCATGGCAATCCCAAAGTCGCACCGATAGAGTTCAGAGCCATTAAACTCCGCCATGGACAGCGATGCATTGTTAAAGTTGCAATCGTGAAGGTCTGCATTTTCGAAGTTCGCCTTACCAAGGACCATGCCATGGAAATCAAGGCCTTCGATTTTGCAGTAAGAAAAGTCGGCCTTAGATGAGTATTCCTCACTGAGAGAATCATCCACACAGCCATTCAGCCACCGATAATGAGCCTTTACCACTTCGTCAAGATTCTTTCCATTAAATTTCATAAGTCAAATCCTCCTTTTACTAAGTCAATATCAATACCGTACAGCTTCCTGACGATTCAGGAAGAAATGAATTCCACTAGCACATTCTCTCCAGCGATCCGAATCAAATGGAGCCAAGCGGGGCTTAACCGTTTCGCCGACATGGTATTTAAAATGCTGGTCATACTCCGAGAAGGCTTCAATATTGTTTCCAAGATCCTTGCCATTCTTATCTTGGATTGCCAAGACAATGGCTTCACTTGCTCTACACTTACGTCCAAGACTGGATGAACGACGGGCATGAGCCGGGATCTTAAGCTTAACAACACAGGGTTTAATACTGCCGACATCATCAATACTATAATAGCATTTCTTCCAGGCAATGAACTCACCCTCTTCAGGACATACCATAGGAATATAAGGCATGTTCCTAGGCATATCCATGTCAGCATTCGTGAAATCCGTAGAATCGTTGATGCTCGCCTTCTTAAAGTTGCAGCGATAAAATCTTGAACAATTTGCATCCGCATAGCACAAGTTGGCGCTGTTGAACATACACATATCGAACACCGTGTGCTGCATGTACGATCCATGCAGATCCGTGCTACAGAATTTACACCTATAAAAGTGGCAATGCTTCATGTTGGCATAGTGCATAAGAGCACCGGAGAAGTTGCAATTAATAAAAATAGAATCGGAGAAGTCTGCAAACCCCAGGTCTTTTCCGCAGAACTTAGCATCTTCAATTCGCATTCCTGAAAAATCAGCCAGCGAAGGTTCAACGTCCTTATACTCCATTGCCTCGCGAGTCTTAAGGTTCGGATCACAATGCAGCTTATGCGCCTTTACCACTTCTTCAAGATTCATGCCATTAAATTTCATCCAATTTGCCCTCCGTAACATCACAAGTAAAATTAGATCGTTGATTATAGAATTTTCGAAATTTGTATAGCTAATTAGACGTATTTTCCTTCGAAGCTCAACATTGCACAATTTCGAAATGTGTACTGTAATGTGAACCACACATCTCGCATGTCCCTTCTCCATATTCCAACTTCAATGGGTGACCGCAGTTCTTACATTTGATTTCCTTGACTTCAACAATACTGGCTTGCAATGCATAAATCTTATCGCCAACTTTTATCGTATTGATAAAGCCATCAATATACTTTTCACCTTCCGGCGTTTTAATATACGGCATTAAGCTCTACCTCCCATTAAATTTCATCCAATTAGCCCTCCGTTACGTCACAAGTAAAATTAAGTGGTGTACCATCTTTCAAATGTCCAACCCGGAAAGGATCGTCATTTTCGATAACCTCTTTATTCGGGTCAGGTATGCTCTGTATAACCACTGGGGTTACACCATCAAGTGCCTTAAGATGCCTGTCAATCTTGTCAAGAATCGCAGCTATCTTCTCCAACTGCTTGATCTTGGCCTTCTCAAGTCTCTCCTGTGCTGCATCCATCATTTTCGCCCTCCTTAAAACTATCAATACTCCAAGGCTGCCATCCACTAAATCCCTCGTCAACTCCAAGCGAGAAATCTCGTACAACGGTGTCGTTTAACTGCCGGATCATATCAACAGTGACTTTGTTATGGTGATCGAGTTTATCCTTTATCCGGTCAAGAAGAAAAATCACCTTTGTCAGCTGCAGAATGACAACACACAGCATGAATATAATTACAAAGGAACGTTCCTCAGGCATTCTTATCCTCCTCTGGGTAGTCGGTAAACGGAATGCGGTCAGTCATAATAATACTTTCAAATAGTGCGCCACAGCTCGGACACCTACTCGGTTTGATGGTAGGATCCATTGGCATGAATATGGGTCTACCATCGCAACGGGCATAATTGTCAGCAATAGGCTCTTCGACATCAACGGTCTTGAAAATCACTTGCTTACATGCAGAACACACAGGCCTGAATTCAATTCTTGCCATTTTCTTTAACCTCCTTAAATACTCTGTAACCGCTATCCAAGCAAATACGCTCGTACGGATGATCACATGCATATGACCCATCGTTGTTCAAATATAAGTGCACACAGCCTGTACAGTTAATTTTGGTAGCAACGGGCTTCACCTCTGAATTCACACGCACACCCCACTTCATATGCCACTTCGGGGATTCTGTTGCTCCGCCCACTTCAAGCAGAACCTCCCTTCGTTAAAGTTCTTCTTTTGAGCAAGAGCCCGACTGATCGCAAGATCAATAGCGGACCTGCTCTTCAGATGGTAATAGTGCAAATCAATAAAAGGCGTATTCATTCGATCAATACGCCCTGCAGATTGCACCATCATTTTGTATGAGTAATTCTGAGAGTAGAACACAAGCACGTTAGTTTCGATACAGTTCCAACCTTCAGCTCCAGAGTTGTATTGCACCAAATATATCCATCTGTCTGATTCGACAGCTATTGGATCGTGCCTGTGACCGTTCCATTCAGTCACTACAGTTCCTTCAGGCCAAGCCAACCCTCTGAGGATACGCAACTCATAGTCAAAGTTGTAGAACACGATCATCTTAGGCCACTGCTCAGCCAATTCAAGCATAGCAGCCTGCCTGGACTCATCTGAGTTAACAATTCTTCGAAGGGTATAGCAAAGACCTGCAGCATTCTGTATTGGCTCGCCAGTGTCCGGATCAACCCGTTCACGATACACACGCTTATACCGGTCTCCATCAAAGCCTGTAAAAATATCATAATGATGAGCAGTGGTCCTGCGAACGAACGACATGTCAACCAGCACCATGTCTCGATATCGCTCGAGTTTCTTTGTTCCAATGTACTTATCAATCCTCGGGTACGAGGTGAACGCACTATACACAACGTGCTCGTTGCGGAACTCAGTGAAACTCTTATAAAACCCATTTGCTATAAATACAGCAGCATAATCACTCCAGGAATCACCAGGAGTAGCCGACAACATTATCCATTGGTTTGCCTTCGAGATCTTAATGAATGCTTTGGCCCAAGCGCCCGATCCCACGACACGCTGCTCATCAAATATGAAGAAAGCGTTCTTAACGGAGGTGTACTTCTGTACATTCTGCCAGCTATCAACGACCACCTTATTGTGGTAAGGTGTAGCGGATTCTGTTTGAGGAGAGAGAAGAAAGACCGCAAGTTCCTTTTCCCACTCAAAGGTGTCCCGTTTTCTAGCAGTGGTGATAATGTACAAATCGCTTGGACTGCTCATTTTGCCGTATGGTTCCCCGTTAAGAAATCCTTTACTTCCGCCATTAAGAATATAATAGTACGACAGAGCTGTCAGAGATTTACCCGAACCAACTCCGCCGTACACGATGCATCCATTATGAATCTGCTTCAGTGCATCTCTTTGGTGTTTCTTCAATTTAAACAAAGCCAATCACTCCAAACAAAAAGGAAAGAGACCATGCCTTTCCATCAACATAGCCTCCTGCCTTTTGAATCATTTCATCCAACCACAATCAATAATTTCATAGTCGCTTTCCTTTTCGGTCAGTGCCTCGATGCTCATGATAGCTGCCTTGGGGCTGGACATATCGACATCGTCGCCTACACAAACCATGGCTCGAACGGGTTCCTCATACAGCTCCCCGTCGACGGTTGCGTATGCAACTACGATGTTATTCAGGTCCATGTCATTGTCGCCAAGGAGATATTCGTAAACCATATATTCACGAGTATCACCATCAGCCTCAAAGCCATGGTACCGAGTAACAACGTATGCTGAAACGTATTCGTCTTCGTGGATGTATTCAGAAACCGCTTCTTCACCAGTAGCCGTGAGGGCTGCCGCGCCGGTAAGTTCAAACACCATAAGCAGTACCAGATACATTGCAAACAAATTCTTCATAAGTCAAAACCTCCATAAATTAATTTTGTTGTGAACTTCTGTTCATAATGGAGGTTGCAAAACTCGCGCTTACAGGAAAGAAAGCTGCTCGTACTTTTCGCCAGGAGGATCTTTCTTAGTCTGAGCTACAGGCACAGTTATTCCTCGGGATTGGAGTGAATGGTATATTGCGATAACTTGACCATCGGACATGCGGGTCACCCACTGTCCTTTGATCTTATCACCATAGATCCAGCGAATATAATTCCGCATGTCGTTCGTTGTCATTCGTCATCTTCCTCCATACACTGGAGCTCTCCACCACAAGCTGCATAGCCTGCCAGATCGATCCAGTTGTCATCCTTGTAGTTGCCAGAGCCGATGCGAGCAATCTTCAGAAGAGCCAACATTGCGGCAACATCCGAAGGCTTAAGATCCTTTCGAGGATACGTATTCCCGAGGTATGCATTCCACATCTTTGCAATGCGAGCGAAGTTATCTTCCGGCGATCCGTACGAGCCTTCACGGTCTCCGTTCACGCACTTGTCAGCTCTATCAAGTACTTCCTTGCGATTGATCATATGCTTCTGTTCCTCCACTTCATCGAGCAGTTGATTTCTATTACAAGTATCAATGGTTTCTTTAAACAGTTCATAGCTTAAAGGCATATCTGATATGAAATGCGGAAAAGGGTAGAGACTTTCAAAAACATCATAGTCAGCCGGATTAGCCATCATATCAGCGATAAAGCGACGATTTGCGTCCGCGATCTGATCAGTATTGACAGTATCAAAGACCTTGGCTGTGAATCTGATGCCAGTCTCGATGCCTTCCTTATCTCCATCAGTGTCAGCACCATTCAGCTTTTCTTCGTTGTCAGCCATTTTACAAACTCCTTCCACAATCTAAGATTGCTTTTCTTTTTCTTCTTAGGATGGTACCCATTAGAGATCTCGAGCTCCCAAGTAAAGAAATATCTACTGTGGTTAATGTCTCGGTAGTCCATCCACTCACCTCCAAGTCAAAACTCAAAAGGCCTTGAGCTGTCACACTCAAGACCTTTCAAGTCGAACCGATTTAGTTCTACCAGTAAACAATCATTTTGCTACATCTTTGACATGCAGCAACTTGATGGTCTTGTATATAACCGCCGGCCACAGTAACCAAGTAGCGAAGATCAGGTTGAGTTCATCTTCGGCACGTTCGCCAAGTTTCTTAAACCAGACTTTGATGCCACGGATGAAGTTTCCATCTCCTTCGTTGAACCAGTACAAGCAGCGGCAGAGTATATACACGATCTTACCAATTTGCGAATACCAACAGATAATAGTCCAAATAGTTGCCATAAAAGCACCTCCTTAATCTTATTCATAATGGGAGGTGCAAATATCGCGGTCAAAACTCAAAAGGCCTTGAGCTGTCACACTCAAGACCTTTCAAGTCGCCGTAATATAGTTCAGTCCTCTTTTTCCTTCGATTCTTTTTCGGCATTCATTCCGGTAACGACTCCTTTGACCGTGCCATAAACCACCAGCGGCCACATCGTCAGGATTACGATGAAGCCAATCAGGATTTCCACGTTCGAATGATCGTTAATCATCCTCGTGAAACCCGGAATTAGTTCACCACGTCCTGTATACAGTGCCATCGCTGTAATGATCCACGGCATCGATACGAACCCGATACCAAGATATGCTGCCAAAATGCTATCAAACGACATAGAGAAAACCTCCTTAAGTATTATTTCATAATAGGAGGTACAAAACTCGCGGCAAAGCCTAAAAGGCCTTGACCAGCCAAGCCAAGACCTTTAGGTCTGAAATTAGTCCTTGTTATAGTTCTCGACGTTTTCCTTGATCATGCTGCATACATAGGCCCATCCACCTTTAGACGCCAGGTTCAAGATGATTATCGGCCACGACCATGTATCGATCAGTATCATTTTAACGTTGGGCCAGTCACTCGGAAGCAGCATTTTGCAAGCTTCTGTGAATGGAACCCCTTTTTTAATTGTTTCGACGATACACGCCGCGCAGAAAACCACATGCGTCAGTAGTCCAAAGACGTAGTACCCAATAACACAACTGAGAAGAATCAACATAGAGAAAACCTCCTTAAGTATTATTTCATAATAGGAGGCATAAAACTCGCGAGCAAAACCTAAAAGGCCTTGACCAGCCAAGCCAAGACCTTTTAGACCTGAAATTAACTATGTTCGAGTATATCCTTTACCATTTCGTCATATTCTCGTGATTGTGTAGGTATACTTTTCTGGGCTTGCTCGGGGTAATGCAGGAAGAAGTCAATCCATATAACTGGCCATATGAATGTCCATATCAGCAATCCGGAGACTTTCACAAAGGTTGTTACCCTTAAAAAAGCCTCACCAAGCTTGACATCAGACATCCATGTGACCATAAGTGACGTACATACTACCACAATAACCGTTGAAGCAATACCCAGTCCAATGTACCAAGAAACAATCGCGATAATCAAACGTGCCATAAAGAGCACCTCCTTAATTATTTCATAATAGGAGGCACAAATATCGCGAATCCGATATTAGAACGGCTCATCCTCAGGGTCAACGTCCTGGTTGACTTCGTTCCGACGGCTGTAGTAATCCGCATACGGGTCATCTGCCAGATCCTGTTCAACATACATAACTCGGACATACATGCTGACACGCACACCATTTGCGGTATCCTGAGCATACGGGCTGAGAACAACATTGACATTCTTGACGCGGATAGAATCCAGGCATCCAACACTGTCCTCATCAAGAAGAACGGGAGAATTGTTGCCAACCACAAGGTACACCTTCGGAGGGTACTTCACCAGGGAATTATCACGCTTGCGATACTTCACCTGAGCGGAAACATAATATTCCGGAACAAACGTAGCAGGATCATCAGCTTCACGCGGCTTGGTTTCCTTGACCGTCACGCCCTTGGAGCGCAGTTCTTCAACCATGGTCTTGGGAATGAGGATGTTGCACTTACGGCGGGTATCGTTGAAACGATCACGAGCCGGATCACCGGAGAAATTGGTAGCGAAGATGAAGTTGGTGTTATCGATGTTAGCATTGAAAGACGTGAAACCATTAACCATAAATATAATCTCCTCTCAATTTACAAACCAGTCAAAATCACAATACTGGCTAATTGCTGCTCTGGCATCATCAACGAGCTTAATGTAAAAGCCATGATCAATGTCGTCCATAGTAAACGTGGGTTTGCCATTGCCGACAACTCTTTCAGCATTGATCGACGTACTCTCGACCCACCTGAATCCCTTGGCACCGGTAGCAGAAGTGAATTTGTTGTCATCGGATCTCCGAAGTAACAATCCACCGCCAGTTCCAGGCTTGACAGGTGTGAACAATCCAACACGTCCAACAAACTGATAGTTGTGGCCTTTGGCGATCTCTTCATCAAAGTATCTGCACCTGTCTTCGAACCGAGCTGCAACAGGATTCTCAGCTCTTTCATCGGCAGTGTATCCATACCTCAGATGATCATTGTACTCTTCCCAAGTAGCCTGGTTTTCCTTGAGGAACTTCTTCAATTCCTTTTCGTACTCACTTACATCGGGAAGACCTTCATTGTTGTCCAAATATAATGCTCCAGTGACTCTGAACGTCTCGCACAAGTCATTGAACACAATCGGCTCATGACTAAACAGAGTCTTGAATACGTACGGCACTGCAAACTGCTTACCAGTAGCCGTCCACTGACCACCGTGTTTGGCATTCTCACCAGGAGCATACCCATAGAGTTCATTACACTTATCTGCTGTCGCATATCTTGCAATATACACAGCATCATTCACGAGGCACATACGTTCATATGTAGCCTCATGTTCAAACGTGTATCCATAGTCCTTGCCATAATCCATGACAAACTTGATGATCTCCGGAGTTGCATTCGGAATCTTGATCGAGTCTGTCTTGATGTGGGCGACCGTGAATCCACGCTCCTGGACTTCATGCTTCAGGTTAACCATGAATAATGCGCCACGCTTCGCAACGATATTGTCAACGTTACGAGGATCTCTGAACGCATTATCAAAGGCAGCTGAAGTCAAGCCATATACTGAGTTAATGGCCGTCTTAAGAGCGTTGGCGAGTTCTTTGGAAGTCATTTCACCACGCTTGACCTTCTCAATATATGGTCCAAGCTTTCCATCCAGGATCTGGTTACACTCTTCCCAGGCTTCGTGCTTAATATCCACACGACCGTCAACGATTTCTTTGAATCTCTTCGTGAACCTTGGTCCAAAGAGGCACTCGGCAATAATGCTGTGCGGGTGCATCGAAGCAACATCCAGCAATGCCACATCAATATAACAACCAGGCTCAGCATAGACGTAACCGCCTTCACCGACCTCTTCACCTCTATATGTCGAGATTCCGTTCTCTTTGATGTATCCAGGGAAGTAGGGCAGGAGAGACTCTTCATCACCATGCAGGTGGCTCATCATTTCAGGATCAGCCTCTCGCAGGAACTTAAGAACCTCTTCCTTTAATTCCTTGACCGGCAGAGCAAGATTCCTGTACTGGAATTCACTCTGAGGATTACGCACTCGGTCAAATATAATTCGGGTTGTCAGCTGGTTTGTTGTGTCATTCACAGTCATACCAGCAATGTCAGCCAGAATCTCTCGAGCAGTCCAGTCAGATTGGAGATACCAAAATGCTGCTTCAGTGGCCAGTACGTCGTTCTCGCAATACGCTGCAACCTTAGGCCACAATTCTTCAGGCACTTCTTTATCCCAGTCCAGACCGAGTTCCTGATGATAGAAACCCATATCGATTTCCAACTGCTTCAGAGACTTCTTGTTTCCTGCAGATGCAAAGTCATACACGTCAGTCTCGCTCATGTCATTTGCTTCCCTGAACTTGGCTGTACGGTCGTTACTCGTAATGCGCTTACTCAAAGTATAACACTGCAGGTTGCTATACCCCATCATCCGAGCATACATGAGATGGTTATCGTAGTTTCGGTTATTGAATCCAAAGAACCGACGCTTAACAAATTCCTCCATCTCATAAGGCTTCGGATTGAACATCTTAACGACCGGCTTATGATCGACCTTAAGACGTTCAATATACTGATGCCATTTCTCCTCAGGAGTTCCTTCAAAGCTGTTCGGAGAATAGTCCTCCATCTCTTTCCAGCAGTTAAGGAACAGGTTTGGAAATATCTCAAGATCGCAAGGCACCATACGTGAACCGTTTTCGGCTTTCTGTACAGCGCTCTGGATCTTATCCTCGGACATGAACTTCATCCGATTAACAACTTTGAGACAATAGTCCGGTTGATGCGTGCTGCCTGCTGCAAATGCTGTGATCGCATTCCGCATATCGGATACGTCATAACTCAGCCCACTCGCATAGGCATCCTCAAGAATCTTGTAAATGAAGTCAATCGAGGGTTTGGTTCCAGGGTGTATCTCCTTTGCGAGGTTCCGCTTGATCAGTTCCCTCAAGCCTTTCTCGCTTGACAGTCGCTTCGTATCTAGCGTCTTCTTAACCTCCTTCATTGGCAAACCGCTTGAGATCTTGGCAATCGGAATATCGTTGCACAAGCTCAACTTCCGTCTGAGAGACTGCTTGCCAGTAAGAGTCTTAATCTCAATCTTGTCGTCATAAACGCTGCTGAGAAGACTCTTATCACCTTGGTAGTAATAGTGCAGGTGAATGGCTTTACCGCTCTGACTGAGCTCTGCATATGTCGCAGGCCACTTCGAAGCTTCCTCAAGATTCCTTTCCAGATCTTTCTCGCCATTCTCACCAACAATATCAAAGTCAACAACAATAAGCTGATCCGGAACAAGAACATAATGAAGTCTGCTCGTATCCAGATCAGCCAGCGTCGTTTTGACATTATCCCAGGTTCGCATATGCTTTCCTTCAGGTGGAGCATACTGTGCCTTCATACCAGCCAGCTCCATATCAAGCAAGCTCGGTATTTCAGTCAGATGAAGCCATCCTTTCGTGGCTTCAGAGCTATGTACACTTTCCGGTTCGGTCACAGCGGTTTGAATGCTAACGTCATCTTCGTCCTTTTCGAATTTGTCATACTTGAATCCTTTGTAGTACGATCTAACTCGGACGCCATCGATTGTGATGCGGTCATGGTACTCTTTGAAATAGTTCTTCAACTCTTCTTTGAACGGCCTGAGTGTCATCGGGTATTGCACCTTGGCATACTCGCAATACTTGTTGTACAAAGCCCAAGCCGCAGTGAGTGTAGTACTATCGTCATTCTTGAATGCCATCCACGTGTCGCCATCCATAATATAATTGTAGAAGTCGTTCGTGGCCTGTAGCATTCGCGTGGGTACATAGGTGTCATAGTAATGCTTGTCCGCCTCATATATCTTGAGGCACTTCCAAGCAATAGCACCGAGCTCGAAGTCAATCTGGTTGTTGAGTCGATCGTATTCGTCACGCTCAACCTTTTCGCCAGTCGGCATAACATCTATCAATCGTCTCAGCAAGCCGCTTCGAGCATCAGTGATCTTGACAGGTCTATTCGAAGAAAGTATCAAGAACGTCTTGAACGCATTTGAATATGCAGTCTTGAACTTCTCGTTGACTGTCATCTTGTCATGGGAAACCAGCGAGTTGAGTCGAGTGTTATCCTCAATCCTACTCAGGTTACCCTCATGCTGAATGGCGACCAACGGATTGGATTTGAAGCTCTCCAAAGCAAACGAGTTCGAGGAAGAACCCAAAGCTGAAGAGTCCACGGAATCTGTGTACCCTACAAACAGCTTCTTATCCAAAATATCGAGTAGTGTAGATTTGCCCGTTCCTGGATCGCCATTCAGAACCATGAACTTCTGGAGCTTCTTGCTGTCACCACTGACGATCGCTCCAATACACCACTCGATCTTATGCTTTTCTTCGGGACTATAGAGGGTTCCGATCAGTTTATCCCAGGCCTCCGTCTTCCCTTCCTCAAGCGGGTAGGGAAGTCTCTTGGAGGCATAGTCTTCTTTTTTCACTGTAGTATTGGAGAATATAAGTTTCTCATCCAGCATGTGGAACGAGTCACGCATCTGCTGTTTACAATACTTATGCCACCGGTCGGCCATGCCAGTCTCAGCGTCCCACATATGCAAAACTCTGACACGACGTGGCTCGAACCGGTTAGCATTCTCCTTGGCATATCCGTCAAGGAGACGGTCAATCTGATCGATTACGTCCTGCTCTACGGTAGACCAAAGCTGTCGGTCTTCTACCCAAACCGCGTAGAAGTCTCCGCCTTTAATCATTAGATCCTCAGAAGGACTTTTGATTATGAACTTTGGGTACACCTCCACTGCCCCGTCTTTTGTAAACCTGTGCGTGATCAGGACGAAATCCATACTCTTATCCCTTACTTTGCAATGAAATCAAACTTGTCGGCCATGTCCCGGATCTTCTCACGCATGGTCTCCATTTCACCGGTCAGCTGGGCAACCTGCTCGTCAGTATCAGACAGGCACCACCACATCATCAGGCTGCTGACACTAATCGCCAGAAGTCCAAGACCGCACAGCACATTGCTTGCACGGAGAGAATCGGCAGCGCTCTCAAGATCCTCGACGCGGGTAACCAGATTGTTGTGGGTGCTCTTCACGATGTCGAAGTTATGCTGGATGGCCTGGTAGTTACTATTGTGGCGATTGCGATCATGGTAAATGGTGTCTAGGAATTCATCCACGTCCTGCATCCATGCAACGAGATCCGGGTGCTCAGCAGTCTTGATACCATAGTAAGATTCGATAGCATTGTTTTTCATGGTTATTCTCCTCCATAAATGTAGTAGTCGAGGTAGGCCATCATCTGATACCATAACTCGACAGTTCGTAAGTCGTCCCGGTCATACCCGGGAATGAAAAAGAGACCACCCAGCCCGTTAGGTGAGTAGTCTCGATTCATCATTTTATTCAGTTTTTCCTGGACTTTCTCTCGATCGAATTTGACATCGTTCATGCCAATCAATCCAAGAGATGCCACCATGTGGTAGAACCACTTTGCAGTCATGTCGTCATCGCCGGATACCATGTATTCCTCTTCAGCTCTGACGGCCATTGAGATCATAACCTCAAGCACACTGCAGGGACGAATTTTATCAAGCTTATCTCTATCTTCCTTACTCAGGCCCTTGCTATAACTGTATCTATAGCGCATGCTAAGCCCATCGCCAGCTCGATTCTCGTCCATGTCCATGATCCACCTGAATGGTGTTAAATATAACTCTAGGAGCAACCGTTGATGATGCTCCATACCAACCCGACTCTTGAGCCAGGCAAAGTAGCCCAGCTCAAGATCGTCAAGTTCTTTGGTCAATGCACATCACTCCAATTACTTGTGGATAAAATCGGAGTACTTACGCAGATCGCGAGTGATGGCGATGTCAGTTTTGATCGCATCATTTCGGAGATAGATCTCACCATTGTCAGGGCCAATCAAGTCACGCCACATGTTTCCACAGATCTCAGTGATCTGATCCGCAGTGTACGGCTGGGCCCGGTTCTCAACATTGATCAGGATACCGTCCGCGAAATATAAGAACTCCGCTTTGTCATAACCCTTGCTGTCGTATTCCTCAACAGTGATTACATACGGCTTCTTGGGAAGTTGAGTCTTAAGGAAATCCGTAGAGTTGACAGACGCATTAGCCGCATACTTTGCATGCGCTTCTGCTGCCTGATCTACGGTCACGGGTTCCTTAGCGGGAGCTGCTTCTTTGTCTTCCTTTTCATCCTTGCGCTCCATATGCTTGGCATTTGCAAACGCATCACGAACTTCCTTGATCTGAGCTTCAAGCTGAGTCTCAAGGTCTTTCTTGTATTTATCCTCAAGGAGATAGCGGGTGCCGAAGAACGCTCCGACACCGCCGATTGCCAACCCACTAAAGAATCCGATGATTACTTTGCCATTCATACTAATTCCTCCAATTTAAAATTTGCTAATATACCCACGTTCAAGAGCGATCTCCTCTGCATTACCAAGCACGTTCGGGTCAAGCAGCCAGCAGCGTTCAAGTTCGCCACCCTCATTTCGTCTGAGCACCAGACGAGCACGGAAATCAATCTGCTTCCCAGTTGCGTTCTTGTCATACACCCAGCCGACATGGTTACCAGCTGCACTAAGCTTCTTCTTGCCGAGCGCTTTCAGAACGTCGTTCCACAGAATGAGCTTCACTCCATGGTTAATATAATTGTTGTAGAGTTTTTCCTGGAGCTCGAGGAAAGTTTTATTGTAATCATCAGTCAGCTCTGCACCAGTGAACTCTTCAGGCGTGAACCACACCGCATATGGAGACGGCATCTCAGTATCATAAACCTTCTCGGCCTTGGCTTCCTTAACGACTTCACCGTTCTCATTCTTTTCCTCAGGCTCAGTCACTTCAGTCTTTCCACCAAGCCAAATGTCATCGGCTTTCTCAGCACCTACCTCATCGGTAGTACGTTCCCTGATGGCCTTCAAAGCTCCATCCAGAACGCCAACTGTGACAGCGAGCTCTGCACAGGTCTTCTTAACCTGGGTATAGGCACCAAGTTCACTTGCAATGGACAGACCCTCAACTGCAGCCGTTCCTGCATAATTCTTGGTCATCTGCCATACGAGCCAGCCCTTTACTTTGCGAATGGCCTTCTTGCGCTCGTCCTCATCCTCGATCAGTGCAGCCTCAGCCAGCTTTGCACGATACTCATCCATGATGTCGGGGACCTTAGTGGTTGCCACGCAACCGAGTACGAGGCCACCCACATGTCCCAAAATGCCGGTTGCCATCAAAATATCCGGCAACTTTTCTTTCAGCTTATTCGTGAAGTTGCTCATTTCCTATTCTCCTTCCACACATTGTAGATAACGTCACCCAGAGATCCAGGAGTGGCGGTTTTGGTGTCGTTATTAAGAAGCTTCTGAATCTCCTTGAGATTCGCCAAAGCCTTGTCGATCACATCCGGATCCTTATGATCCCATACAACCAGTGTCTTGAGGGCTGTCTTGTAGAGCTTGTCGATCAGCTCCTTGGTATGATCCTCAAGCTCAATCGGATCGTTATACATACGGACGACATAGCATTCATTAACATGGATGCCATGCTGCGTGAGCTCGGTATGAGTAATCACGTCAAGACCACCCTTGGAGTAAACCCAGCCATACTTCTTGGCATAGTCCTTGATGTCCGGGTACGTGAAGAATCGGCTTTTAAGTGCAGGGCCGAGACCTGATGCGATCTTGAGCACGCGCTCAACCGAGATAGACCCACGCTGCCTGCATTCGTTCTGCAGACTTTCTGCGAAATTCAACGCTGCATAGTAGTTGACAAATCGGAATTCCAGCTTAAACATAATTTAACCTCCTTACATCAGTTCGACAGCCTTGTCGAAAGTGACAATGTACTCATGTTTTTCATAATCAACATGCAATTTGAAACAATCCAAATTGCGCCATCCATACTTGCAATCCAGATAGCCGTTCGGGGATTGCTTTCTAACCAGATCATAAACATCACTGACAGAAACGTTCGAATACTCGTTCATAAGCTGGCGAATACTATCCAAGAAAATACGAGCTTCGCGTTCATCGTCAAATGCAAACGGTGCCACATTGATGAATTCCTTCTTGGCTGGCTTCTTAATCGGAACGAAATTAGAATTGTAGTTGAGCTTAGCCAAGAAGGCATTAAGCTCTTCCTGAGATGCAAATTCAAATGTAAGTTTGATCATAATTTAAACCTCCTTCAAATTACAGCTGACCAGCTTTGGGCAGAAGAATCATGAAGCCGTTACCGGCAGGAACAACTCTTGCCATGCTAAGATCCTTCCAACCAAATTTCTGGTCGGTATATCCATTGGGTGCAGAGATGCCGCTCAGATCAAACAGATCCCCAACCGAGACGTTATGGTACATCTCAAGCAGCTCACGCATCTGTGCCAGGACAACCTCTGCATCGCCACGAGTTCGATACAGAATGTCGTCATAGCTGTATGTGCTGGTCTGCTTTGGCTGTGCATACTGCTGAGCCGCCTGAGCTTGATTGTAAAACTGTCCATACGCAACACGTGCTGCGGGGACAGACAAGTTAGACTGGTTGCGCTTGTTACCTGTAATCGTGTCGAACGCAGAATATACTCTGTTTGTCATATCCGCCACGACTGCCACCCAATCGCCAAACGTCTTAGGCTTCTGCAGACCAAAGAACTCAGTCGTTTTATCAAGTACAGACTTCTGAATCGTACTTGCACCGCTTACTGCAGGTTCGACATTTTTGGGGTTTACAGGCGTCTGCTGAGATGCCTGTCTTGCTGCATCCGTATTGGACGGATACATTTGATGCTCTGCCATATAAACTCCTTTCGAAGAAAAAGAGAGGAGACCATGCTTGTCACACAATCTCCTCTCTTTTGTCGGTCCAATCACCAAATTACTTTGTAGGTTCTACCGGGGTTTCAGCATTCGGCTGCGGTGCTTCGGGTGCGGGTGCTGCTGCCTGCTGGGCTGCCTGTGCCCGCTTGGCTTTCGCTTCCTTCATAGCCTCGCGAGCAGCCTTGCGCGCTTCCTTCATGAACTTGCGTTCCATCCGGCGTTCAGCGAGCTTCGGACCGATCCATTTATCCCAACCCATCTTGATCAGGATACCTGCACCGATTCCGACACCACCGACGCCAATGGTCACCCAAGGATTCACTCCGGTGTTCTGCACTGCCTGCTGCACGACCTGTTCGGTCACAGCGTTCGTCACTGCGGGTTCAGTCATAACCTGTTCGGTCACAGCCTCAGTCACCTGATTTACCATTGCTTCCATGTTCTCATCCATTGTAGTTTTCCTCCTAAATATTTTTGGTAGGGTTTTCCCTCCATAATAGTCTTCACTTTTTTCGCGGTCACATAACCAGCCAGTCAACATTAATACCGAAAGAACTGGTATTCATACTGCGGGAAATTGACAAACGGGCACACCCAACACGGATCACCAGTAACAGGAGTGCCAGAATAAAGGACGTCATCTTTCTCAGGAATCTGAGGAACACCAGTATCAAGATTCCATCCGAGATAGTCTCCAACGGTTGTGGTCTTGGCATGGATCTCTTCAAATATGTCATTGACACAAGCTGTACCGCCAATTGATCCGACAATCTTCGAGCCGGCCTTATTCACAGCTGCTTTGACATCATCGTAGGACGCATACACATACACACCAAAGTCCGGAAAATAACAAATCGGACCTCCGGGTGTTCCCTGCACAAATGGATCACGTACAAGAGTATTCTGAGGTGTGGGCGGATTCTGTGCCATCTGCTGCTCCTGAGTCTGCTTGTAGATCTCCTGCTCTTTCTTCTTGCCAAGCTGCTCTTCCGTGTTCTTACGGTAATCTGCATACTCACGGATCGAGTTCATAAGGAGATCATTTGCGGCTAACACAGACGCATACTTCTTTTCGCCTTCAGCCACACTGCCGATCATACTGGCTGTACCAAATGTTGCCGCTGCAGCAGCCCAAATATAACGTTTCCAGCAAGCGCCGACAGTATCCCAGATGCTCAGATCATCTGTGCCAAGTTCTTTCTTCTTGGCTTCAATATCTTCCATAGCCTTGGGTGTTGCTTTAACAGCAAGCACAGTCCCTGTGGCCCATCCGGTAAACGCCAACGCGGCGAGATATGCAGGAGCATGCTGGTTTAATTCCTGTTTGACGCTATCAACAATTCCCATATTGTTTCTCCTTTTTGCAAAGATAATCGTACATGTCATGTGTAAGATACTCCATGTACGCACAGAAGTTATGCGTGACAAAATGGTCTTCTTCGGATTCAGCCAATACATCATCAAAACGATAATACATATCGGCTACAATCGTGACCGGGTCCACATTGAGTGTATAGATGTCGTGTATCAAGATGTTCACGAGGCCATCCAAATACACGTTACACTCGAAGTCATTTGGTACACCAGGCCGTCCATACGGATTCGGCTTAACGTTCAGGAGTGTGTTCTCATCCCTGTACTCGCAAAGCCATTGAACGGCCTCTACTTTGGTCATAAACTTTCCTCCAATTCAAACAAAGTCGAAACGGAAGAGTCCTTTTACAGACTCTTCAATTTGGTTAGTTGTCCTTCTTCGTGATCTGATCAAGCCGAGCTTTGACCTGCTTACTGACCTCCTTTGTAAACTCGCGCTCCTTGATCTTCTCTCCGAAGATCGTGCCGCCAATCAATGTCAGCAGGCCTCCGCCGAGCAGACAAAGCCACTTGCCTACATTAAGCCAGTCAATGTCCTCAAGTTTATCCTCTAACCAATCAAACATATCGGAAACCTCCTTTCCATAATAGCCCCAGCTTTTTTCGCGAAAGAAAAACGGAAGAGTCCTTTTACAGACTCCACCGTTCTTGTCACCGTTTCAGTGCCCCCATACTATCAAGGATTGAACCAAGTTTTTCTCCGTTGTCCATCCGATTCTGCACTTCCAGCCACTGGTCATTGCTCAGCACATCACTCAGTTTCCAGTAATGTCCAAGCTTGCGGTCATAGCAGTAGAGATTCTTGAGCGCTTCCTCTTTGCTGAGGTTATGCGACTTGATCAAACCCTTGGTCAAATCACATGCACCTACCAACAAAGTGGGAAGTACTATCCAAGTAATCACTGGGTGCCTGTCCGCGAAGTCCTGAGCATCTGCCCACCGATTTTTGCACCAAGCTTTTGCCTTTGCTCCGAAGCTTTCATCTTCAGGAACTACGTAGATTTTCATAAAATCATCCTCCTTTTTCTGGTAACCACAGACATGGTTCCATAATAGACATTGCTTTATTCGCGCTTCTTGGGTTTGGGCTTCAGCTTGATGTGGATCTCACCGTTCTCGACCGATGCATTAATCTGCGTGCCATCGGGATTGGTCAGAATCTTCCCCAAAACCGACTGATCTTTCTTGGTGAAGATTTCCTTGATCTTAGCCATGCTGCGGAGTTCCTTCAGTTTATCAATGAACCCAGGCTTCTTTGCGGGTTCTTCGGGTTTCTGTTCGGGTTCAGGATCAGGATCGGGCTTCATCGTTTCTTGCACAACGTCCTCGCCATAATACTCAACCGGATCGTCCTGGTCGAGATCGGCACTATCAGGATCATTATTAATCTGAGCCTCAACTGACCCTACGTCTTTGCCAATCTCATAGCAGACTTTACCGACCGCATATGCTCCTGCCAAGCCCAGCAGGATCTTAACAATCGTCTTCATAGAATTGCCTCCTTATAAATTTTGAAATATTGTACATGAAATTAGGTGTAGTGTATGAACTCCAGTGATAATGCGTAAAACCGCACTCAGGGCAAGCAACTTCGTCTTTGGAATCGTAATTATCTGCATCGTTTCTATTCAAACCAAAGCGGGTTTTACATTTTGGACATTTGACTGCAATCAGATTTCGTTTACCCCATTTTTCTCGACGTTTTTCTGTCATTGGAATATAATCAACAATCTGTTCGTCCATGTTGTTTCCCTTTCTTGAGCGGGAACCATTTTGGTATTCGTTTTGAGAATTTGTCAAGAATATACTCTGGGCGTAGCAAGCACTTATGTTTTCCTCCGCTCCACCACAAGACATAGTAGTGTGGGCAGAACTTGCAGTTACTCATATTGCACCTCTTTTTCGATGTTTTTTCGTCATCGGAATATACTCAACAATCCATTTGTCCATGCTGTGACACATTCAAGTCGAAAGCGAAAAGTCCTCGACAGACTCTCCGCTTTAAAATCACTTCTTCTTGAACCATTTAATCACAGTCTTTACAGCTTCGCCGATGATTGACAATGCCAGCAAGAACATTGCCAACCTCATCAATAACCAGCAGAACCCAATACCAAACATAACCAACGTCCTCCTTT